TTACTGTGGCCCCTCAATGACCCCCTCCAATTTACGAGCTACTTCGTTGTGGGCATCTGGGTAAAGGTGGCTATATGTGTTTAATGTGGTCTGGATGTCCTCATGGCCAAGGCGTTCGCTGATGGCCAAAGGTGAAACACCAAGCTCTATCAATAGAGAGGCGTGGCTGTGTCTAAGGTCATGGACCCTTATCCGTTTGACCCCACTCTTGCGACATCCTCGGTCCATTTCGTGGGTGAAAAAGTACTTTGTCCGCATGAACAACCGTTGACTATCCTCATAATAAGGTAACTTCGAGGCATAATCTACCACCATCTCCACAATCTGGCCTGGTAAGGTGATGACTCGCTTCGACTTAGGTGTCTTTGGCTCGGATATGATGTCCTGTCCGCTTAACCTTGAGAAGCTCTTGGTAATGCTGACGGTGTTGGCCTCTAGGTCAAAGTCTGACAGGGTTAAGGCTAGGAGCTCACCTACTCGCATACCGCTATAAAACAGCAAGCTAAAGGCCACCCTGGTGTCTGGCTTGTCATCTATAACCTCGATAAACGTGTCAAACTCCTCACGAGTCCAGAATTGCATAGAGTCAGCGGTCTTACGGCCTATGGAGCCTGTCATCCTTATCGGATTGGTCTTTAGGCCATAGAATTTGACGGCAAAGTTGAATATTGCCGAGAGCTGATTGTTGATGGTCTTGATATATGTTTGTGATAGTGGCTTACCTACCTTTGTCTTTTGACTCAGTAGCCAGTTTTGCCACCTCCTAATGTCTTTCGGGTCGATCTCCTGGATGGACCTGTGGCCAAGGAAAGGTATTATCTTAGAGTCTATCAAAAATCTCTTGCCGGCCAACGTTGTTAGCCTTAATCGGTGAGAACAGTCCTCCATATAAACCTCTACCAGTGAGGCGAAAGTCATGTCAGATGAGCCTTTGATTTTCTTGAGAAACTCAGACTCCCAATCTTTTGCCTCTCGCTTGGTCTTAAAGCCGCGCTTTGTTTTGTAGCGTCTTACGCCAAGGTCGTCCATATAGCTTACCTTGGCCATCCAGGTCTTTCTGGCCTTATCCTGTCTTACGCTCATTGTAGTACCTCCTTTGTTGTGGTACAATAAGGGCATAGCAAATAGCCCCATTGTGGGTGTTTTGTGGTAGCTCCACCCTGTCCTCGCCAAAGTTCAGGGGTGGGGCTTTTTTATTTTTTATTAAATAAGCTCTTTATTTTACCAATAATCCCACTCCTCTCGGAATGGTACGCCCTTTGGGCCTTCTCCATTCTATCCGCAGCTCTCTCTGCTCTCTCAAGTAAAGGAGTAATAGTATCTACTAATGATATTTTCGCTGATGGTACGGGACTACTCTTTATTTTTTTAGACTCAAATTCTCGAACATATACATCGTGATATGTTTCCATGACTATATCTGCATTTTTGTCGATAGTTCCCAATACTATAAAAATTACCTCCTTGAGGTCAAAGTATTTTAAATTTTTTTCTTCGGAAACTTCCTTTGCTAGTTCCTCTGTAAATAAATCTCTTAACTTTACGTCAGACGCTGTAACAATCGATGCATCTTTTACTAGTGTTGATGGCAGATCGTGTCTTGTTTTAAAAATAGATTCCCCATCATCCATAATTGCATAGTCAAATCCATGGGCATTTATGAAGCTTTTTACACATGATTTGGCTAAGTACTTAATTTGATTATGTATATCCCCATACTCTTTGTATATTTGAGATATTGCTAAATAATTCATAGATAGACCTGAATCTATAGCTTTGGATTTCTCAGCAAATTCAGTTATTCTAAGCATTTGATTAACGAGAATTTCCTTGGATGAAAGAGTTTTATTATGCATACAATAATCATAAATTTCAATCGGATTGGTATATGAAAGCAGATTTCGATGCGTGTAAAGTACAAAATCAGTGTTGTTAATAAGAGCTTGTCCTTTTGGTGTTGCTTTCCAAATTCGAGGAACATGAATAGACACATTATTTTCAAAGTTTGGTGTGTCTATAATGCGTTCAACGAGGATTGCCTTTTTACCTGACTTAGACTTACCAAGTGATTCCAATATGTTTTTTAAGTCCTCTATAGTGAGGCTTTTAAGTGACGAATAATAGTCTAGTTTTAATTCAATTAGCCTCATCTTCAGCAGCTTATTTAATGAGTTATCCGGTTCGGTATTGTACTGATATTTCCAAAACTGTTGATCTAATTTATAATCTTCGGTTCTTCCGTTAATATAATGTAGCACGAGAACGTCAGCACCGTTTAATTCAGGCACAAACATCCTATCGCTCCCTTCTTGCGTTTAAGTACAGTTTCCCTACAAAATAATATTTTTCGTGCGTAATATTGCTGAAAAGCGATTAAGCACAAAGGACATCAATAGTATAATTATATCAATATTTAATTTTCTATAAACCGTCCCATTTCTTTTGGTAGCCCGTAGTACTCCAGCACACCGCCAATCGTTTCGATTGAGTATTCCTCGTGGCTACCGTCAATCAACAAGTTTGTGGCGAATTCGTTAGCCTCTCGCTCAATCTTAAGTTTGGACGTTAGACTCAACCTGGACAGCTTGGGCGTCTTCTCATCTGGGTGGAGAAGAGCGTGTCCCAATTCATGCGCGCAAGTGAAGCGGCGTTTATGGGAACTCAGATTCCGATTAAGAACAATCAATTTAATGCGTCTGACTCTAGTGTAATAACCCATGACCTCTCCCAGGTCAGTTTCTAATATGTAAATTCCCTTGGACTCAGCAATCTTAAATGGATCTCTCGACTTCAAGGATTTAATATAACGTTTTAGCTCCAATCATGATTCACCTCGATATTTCTTAGGCGTGTACTTACGCTTAGCTTCCATCTTAGCAATACGCACAGCCTGCTCTAATGATGCAATTAGTAGCTCTTTGGTTTCCTCGCTAAACTCTTCAGTTTCCTTGGAGTATTTGAGGCCATCCAGGTCTTCTATCAAGCGTTCAAGGTCTGCTTGGATAGATGGTTCGTCTTTTTCCGTCAAAGCATAGTATGGTGTTTCTGTTCGCCCTAGCAAGTAGTCAGTACTGACCTGGAAGTAGTCAGCGACTTTTTGAACTTTATCGATACCAGGGATTCGGGTGTCCCATCTACTGACAGTACCCGCCCCTAAACCTAAGCTGCGTTCTAACTCTGCGATGGTTATTTTTTTAGCACCGCAAAGTTCACGAACCTTATCTACAATTGACATAATTACCAACTCCTAAGAGCTAACCGAAAAATATTTTTGCTTAAACGCAAATTTAGTGTTGACAGATTGCGTATAAGCAATTATACTTAACGTGTAAGCTAAATTGTTAAGCAAACATTTGACGCTTATTTATCTGAATAAAGTCCGCCAAGACAATGATAATGTACGCCTTAAAGTGTATGCTTATTTCTTATGCTTACACAATAGCATATACGCAAACGAATGTCAATTATAATTGCGTATGTGAATTGTCAATAAGCAATATTTTCTATAGGAAGGAGGATGGTTATGTCATTCGAAAAGCGAGTGAAGATTGCGCTCATTAAAAAAGATATGACTTTGGCAGATTTGGCACGCGAGATGGATATCACTCGTGCATATCTAGGAGACCTGCTTAAAGGGAACCGACAGACACCAGATCGTATTGCTCAAATCAAAGACATATTAAAAGACGATTTAGAAGAGGAGGAATAACAATGCCAACAGTAGTCAAAAGCCAAAATTACACAGTGCAAGAAGTGGCTGACCTGCTCGGATGTAGCAAAAGCCACGCTTACAAACTAGTACGCCAAATTAACAAGGACTTGAAAGAGAAGAACTTCTTGGTACTACCAGGGAAAGTAAACAAGCTAGCGTTTCATGCAGTAGCGGGAGGAGCACCGGAATGAAATTATCTATGAAGAATATTCACATTTACTCCTGTATCTTCTTGTATATCATGTGCTTCTTTACCGCTATCTGGGCGTGGTGGTGCAATGGATGTCAGCCTGGTGGAGATCCAGTGGCTAACGGAGTCATCATCATCGCAATGATAATTGGTGGAATAGCAACAGGATTATATGAGGAAGGAGTAAAGAACAGTGCATTATGATGATTTGCCAAGATTCGCAAAATTGAACGCGATTAAGCAGGTTCCAAACGGCTATAGCGTCTATGACTACAGGTATACCGAAGAGGGTCTGATAATGACTTGCATCCGGGAGAAGCGTCATGAGACGGCACTAGAGCAGTTGGAACATTCAGTAGAAGAATACAAAAAGTCCCGCGAATCAACACACATTAAGGACATCGTGGAGTTCGCGAGACTATTAGAGAAGACCCAATGAGTCAACCCATGGATAAGGAGATTATAACATATGACAATAAAAATTGCATCACTCACTACCGAAAATGTAAAGCGCGTTAAATCCGTACACATTGAGCCTAGTCCAAATGGATTAACAATTATCGGTGGTAATAACAACAATGGTAAAACGAGTATTTTAGACGCAATTGCCTGGGCCCTTGGCGGCAATAAGTATCGTCCTAGCAAAGCGCAACGTGAGGGGTCAGTAGTTCCGCCAACGATTAACCTTAAGCTATCGAACGGACTTATTGTCGAGCGGAAAGGTAAGAACAGCGACCTGAAGGTGACAGACCCGACTGGTAACAAAGCAGGGCAAAACTTATTGGATAGCTTTGTCGAAGAACTAGCTATCAATCTGCCTAAGTTCATTAACTCCAGCGATAAAGAGAAGGCTAACACCTTACTCGAAATCATTGGGGTTGGCCAACAACTGTACGAGTTAGAGTGCCAAGAAAAAGAAAAATACAACATGAGACGGTCCATTGGTCAAATAGCCGACCAAAAGGAAAAGTTTGCGAAAGAGCAGCCGTTCTATCCGGAGGCTCCGAAAACCTTGGTTTCTATTACGGACCTTATCACGCAACAACAAGATATCCTGGCCAAGAACGGTGAGAATCAACGTAAGCGTGATATGACCGACCAGCTTCATCGTCAAGCTACTCAATTGATGGCAGAAATTGAGCGGCAAGAAGCTACCTTGGCTAATCTCAAAGAACAATACCAAAGCGTCCTACGAGATTACGACGTGGCGCAGAAGACATCCGAGCAACTTCAAGATGAATCAACCGAGGAACTTGAAGAATCTATTGCAAATATTGAAGCTATCAACATTAAAGTGAGGGCTAACCTGGACAGAGAGAAAGCTGAACAGGATGCCGCAGAGTATCGCACACAATACAGTAGCTTAACCACAGAGATTGAATCACTTCGTAAGCAACGGATGGATCTATTGCAAAATGCGGACCTACCTCTAGAAGGCCTCTCGGTTGAAGATGGCGAGTTACTTTACAATGGACAGCGTTGGGATAACATGTCAGGCTCTCAGCAACTCATGGTATCAACCGCTATTGTTCGTAAGCTGAAACCAGAATGTGGTTTCGTCCTAATCGACAAGCTCGAACAAATGGATATGCAGACGCTCAATGAGTTTGGCGCATGGCTCGAACAAGAGGGCCTCCAAGCCATCGCAACACGAGTATCCACTGGCGATGAGTGCTCTATCATCATCGAAGATGGATACGTTAAGAATTCGGAATCAGTACCTGCTGCCCCACCTACACCTAAGTGGGAAGCCGGTAAATTTTAGAAAGGGGAATGACAATGAATATTACAAGAGGAGTTCAGGCTAGAGCACAAAAGACGGTTATCTACGGTCCAGAAGGGGTCGGTAAATCACAATTAGCAAGTCAGTTTCCAGAGCCTCTCTTCATCGATACGGAGGGGTCCACAGGCAACATGGATGTGGCACGTTTGGATAAGCCAACAAGCTGGACAATGTTAATGAATCAGATTGCGTTTGTCAAAAGTAATCCGACAGTTTGTAAGTCACTAGTTATCGATACAATCGACTGGGCAGAGCGTCTCTGCATCGAGCAAATCTGCGCTAGCCATAACAAAAAAGGTATTGAAGACTTTGGTTACGGCAATGGCTATACCTATGTATCAGAGGAATTTGGTCGCTTGCTGAATCGGCTTCAAGAGTTGGTGGACATCGGTGTGAACGTGGTTCTAACAGCGCATGCCCAAATCAAAAAATTTGAGCAGCCAGATGAAATGGGAGCCTATGATCGCTGGGAATTGAAACTAGGTAAGAAGACCACCTCTCAAACAGCGCCACTAGTAAAAGAATGGTGCGACTTACTTCTGTTTTGCAACTACAAGACCCATGTAGTTGCTACCGACGACAAAGGCAAAAAGCATAAGGCCCAAGGCGGGACCAGGGTCATGTACACTGAGCACCATCCCGCGTGGGATGCTAAGAACCGCCACGGATTGCCATTCGAAGTCCCATTGGCATATGGTTCAATCTCCCACATTTTCGAACGCCAAGCGCAATCGCTACAGTCAAATCCAACACCTGCACAGCCGGCTCATAAGCCAGTACAACCTGTGCAAGCAGTGCAACAAACACCACCTGTCGCTCAACCACAACAAGCACCTACTGCGGAACCTGTATTAGCCCAAGCAGTAGCAGAGGCACACGAAGCAGAGCAAACAGCACTCTTTGGCGATGGTATCCCAGATGCTCTCCGAGATCTAATGAGAGCTAATGCAGTAACCTCTCAAGAGATTGAACGTGCGGTGGCTGAAAAAGGCTTCTACCCATTGGGGACTCCAATTGCTAATTATGACCCTGGCTTTATCGACGGTGTCTTAGTAGCAGCATGGGACCAAGTATTTGAACACATCAAAAAAGATAGAGAATTACCATTTTAGATTTTAGGAGGAAATAAAAATGACAGAACAATACAACAACTTCGAGCGTGAATTAGATTGGAACGACCAAATTACCCAGGACAGCGAATTCGTCATCCTAGAGCCAGGCGAGTACTGGTTCAAAGTTGAAAAGTTTGAACGCGGCCGCCACACACCTAACCCTCAAAACCCAGGTAAATTACCTGCCTGCAACAAGGCAGTCCTAACCCTGGAAATCGCAACAAATGATGGCCAAACCAAGAAATTGACCCACAACCTATTCTTACACTCACGCACAGAAGGAATGTTATCAGCCTTCTTCGGCGCAATCGGTCAGAAGAAACACAAGGAACCTCTCCAAATGAATTGGAATCTAGTTCCTGGCGCTATCGGTGTTTGCTCCATTAAGAAAGGCCTATCTCGCAATGGTAATGAGTTTAACGAAGTCGGCTACATGATCTACCAAGACGATGTCGACCCAACAAAGCAATTAAACCAACGACCAGGGGTGGCAACACAGCCTATGATGCAAGCACAGCCTCAATTCCAACAACAACCACCTGTCCAGCAATATCAGCAACAACCATTACCTACACCTCAGCCTCAACAATGGCAACAAGGTAGCTTCTAATAGGTGACTCGAATGGAATTACGACCTTATCAACAAGAAGCCCGTGAATCCATTCAAAGAGAATGGGAGAACGGCAATAAGAAAACCCTGCTGGTACTGCCGACAGGTTGTGGGAAGACAATCGTCTTTTCCAAAGTAATCGAAGATCGAGTGAGAAAGGGCGAGCGAGTGCTCGTCCTAGCTCATAGGTCAGAGTTGCTAGAACAGGCAAGCGACAAGCTTAAACAATCAACAGGCCTCAATACGGCCACGGAAAAAGCAGAAGAAACAAGCATTGGTAGTTGGTTCCGCGTAGTGGTAGGCTCCGTCCAAACGCTGCAACGTGACAAAAGGCTTAGAAAATTCGCCAAGGACCACTTCGACACGATTGTGGTTGACGAAGCGCATCACTGCATATCAGACGGCTATCAACGAGTGCTCGGACATTTTGACCAAGCAAATGTACTTGGTGTGACAGCAACACCGGACCGTGGAGATATGCGCAATCTTGGGACTTACTTTGAATCATTGGCTTACGAATACACCTTACCTAAAGCAATTAAGGAAGGGTACTTATCTAAGATTAAAGCACTCACAATTCCTTTGACCTTGGACCTTTCAGGTGTTGGTACGCAAGCTGGGGACTTCAAATCAAGCGACCTAAGCTCTGCATTAGATCCATACCTTTACCAAATTGCTGATGAGATGGCTAAGCAATGCCAGTACCGTAAGACTGTGGTATTCCTACCTCTCGTTAAAACGAGCCAAAAATTCCGCGATATTCTCAACGAGCGAGGCTTCAAAGCAGCAGAGGTGAATGGTGAGTCAAAAGACCGGGCAGAGGTCCTAAAAGACTTCGAAGACGGCAAATACAATGTGCTTTGCAATTCGATGCTACTGACTGAAGGTTGGGATTGTCCGTCAGTCGACTGTGTGGTGGTTTTACGGCCTACAAAGGTTAGAGCCCTCTACAGCCAAATGGTAGGACGAGGCACTCGATTATTTCCAGGTAAAGAAGAGTTACTGTTACTAGACTTCCTATGGCACACAGAACGTCACGATTTATGCCGACCAGCAAGTATCATTGCAACTGACGAAGCCGTTGCTAAAGCGATGACTAAACGTTCAGAAGAAGCAGCAAACGTAGCCGTGGACATCATGGAACTAGAAGAGGTAGCAGTTAAGGATGCCGTAGCAGAACGTGAAGAAGCACTAGCTAAGAAATTATCTGAGATGCGTAAACGTAAGCGTTCCTTGGTCGACCCGCTCCAGTTCGAAATGAGTATACAAGCTGAAGACTTAGCCAATTATGTTCCTGCTTTTGGCTGGGAAGCTGGTCCGCCGTCTGAAAAGCAACTCAAGGCACTAGAGAAATCCGGTATCTTCCCAGATGAAGTAGAAAATGCCGGTAAAGCCAAGCTTATCCTTGACCGCCTCGACAAGAGACGAAGCGAAGGGCTAGCTACGCCAAAACAAATAAGATGCCTAGAGCGGTATGGATTCCGCAACGTAGGCATCTGGAAATTTGATAATGCTAAGCGACTCATCGACCGGATTGCAGCTAATAACTGGCGTGTCCCTCGTGGTGTCGATATTGCTAGTTATGAGGGGTGAGAATTATGTTATTAGTATCAGTAATCATCAACCTGGTAATCCTATATTTTTACTCATACTACCTAGCGATAGAACTGGGTAAGATGGAGGATAGAATAGATGAGAAGATACGGCTACTCAAAGATTACCTCACAGAAAGATTTTCCAATAGGAGTTAATTCATATATTGAACGGTCGAAATCTACAATTTCATTTTCTTGGAGAGCGAGCACTGGATGGTCATAGTTCTGCTCTACGATTTGAGATAATAGTCTTTCTCCGGTCTCGTATCGTTGAATAAATCTCGGAGCGTTTAAAGACGAACCGGTGTCATGTTTGATTAAGTTTGCTGATTCGAGCAGCGATAGGTCTAGTTCCGCACCGTATGTATTAGAAGAGTCTAATAATAGAATAGCGTGCCCAGGGTATCTTGCTATCCCCGTATTTTTAGTAGATATCTTTAACTCTACATAAGGAGTTAAGGATAGTGTGTTTAAATATAGAGATTTTAGTAAATTAGCTTCACTTGGTGTCATATTAGAAATGATTGTACTAAAGATAGGTAGCACCTTATCGTTTTTCCTATTATCTAGTGTTGAGGTAATAAGCTTGGTAAAGAGTTCTCTAATATCGTCTTCGTCTAGCTGATACTTAGAATCTTCAACTGCTTTTAATACTAGGCCTAGTTTAGAATCATCTCTATTTTCAAGAGGAATACTAGAGGTTCCTTCCTCAAGTTCCTTTTGAAATTTATCGAGTTTAAATTGTCTTTGCATATTAAAGCGTCTTATTCCATCTAAAGCAACGTGGAAGACAGCTTCAAGAATATCTTTTCCTGCGTTCCCAACAGATTCAGCGATAGGTTTGGCTAATGCATCGCCTGTCTCTGAAGAAATTGGAAGTTGTGGGAGATTTGAATCCATAAAAGACACATCCTTATACGTGTATTTTTAATCACATTATATCACACAGAGAAAGAAGGTGATACCTTGTCAGAAATTAAATTAACTGAGCTACTCGAATATGTTGACCCTGCATTGTGCTCCTACCAGGAATGGGTAAACGTCGGGATGGCCCTCAAACACGAAGGCTACACAGCTATGGACTGGGACTCATGGTCCAAGGGAGACCACGCACGCTATCACGCAGGTGAATGTTTTAGAAAATGGGACTCTTTCGAAGGCAGCAACACCCCGGTTACTGGTGGGACCATTTACCAAATGGCAGTTGATGGCGGCTATGAACCGCCAAGGTCATATGACGATGGCCGAGGAGAACTCGACTGGGATAGCACAATCAAGTATGACAACGACTATAAAATCATCGATAAAGACTGGGTAGAAGCCAAAGAAATTAAAGAGCCTGATCACTGGAACCCAGTGGCAGAAATTACTAAATACCTCGAAATCTTATTCGATAGCACCGAAAACGTCGGGTATGTCACCGAGACCTGGGAGAAAGATGGCAAGCATCTACCGACCTCTGGCTCATACGACCGAACAGCAGGTGAGTTAATCCAACTCCTTAATCGATGTGAGGGGGACCTAGGAAGAGTATTTGGGGACCCAAAAGAAGAAGCTGGTGCCTGGATTCGATTCAACCCATTGGATGGTAAGGGCGTCAAAAATGACAACGTGACCGATTATCGGTATGCCTTGGTCGAGTCAGACAGCACGGACCTGGCGAAACAAAACGCCATCATCCGAGAGCTAGAGATTCCTGTTGCCTGTTTGGTCTATAGCGGTGGTAAGTCCGTACACGCAATCGTCAGAGTTGAAGCAAAAGACTACAACGAATATCGGACTCGTGTCGACTACCTGTATAGCATCTGTAAGAAGAACGGCCTAGCGGTCGACTCTCAAAACAAGAACCCTAGCCGCCTAAGCCGCATGCCAGGGGTTATCCGGAATGGCCACAAGCAATTCCTAATTGATACCAACATCGGTAAAGCGAGTTGGGATGAATGGTACAAGCATATCGAAGACTTAAACGATGATTTGCCGGACCCAGAGGGGCTAGAAGATTTCTGGAATAACATGCCAGATCTTGCCCCTGAGTTAATCCATGGCGTATTACGTCAGGGCCACAAAATGCTAATGGCGGGGCCGTCTAAGGCTGGTAAGTCATTCGCGCTCATCGAGTTATCAATCGCTATCGCTGAAGGTAGCAAATGGCTTGGTTGGCAGTGCGAAAAAGGACGCGTCTTATATGTCAACCTAGAGCTGGACCGAGCGTCTTGCTTACATCGGTTCAAAGACGTTTACCAAGGCCTAGAAATTGCGCCACATAACCTAGGGAACATCGATATTTGGAACTTGCGTGGTAAGACCGCGCCAATGGATAAACTGGCTCCTAAACTTATCCGTCGAGCAGCCAAAAAGCATTATACAGCGGTCATCATTGACCCGATTTATAAAGTCCTGACAGGTGACGAGAACAGTGCTGATCAGATGGCACACTTTACCAACCAGTTCGATAAGGTGGCCACAGAGTTAGGCGCATCCGTTATCTACTGCCACCACCACTCAAAAGGCTCCCAGGGCGGTAAGAAGTCTATGGACCGTGCAAGTGGTTCTGGGGTATTCGCCCGCGACCCAGACGCCCTAATCGACCTAGTAGAACTTGAAATAAACGAGAGTCTAGCTACTCAACAGTTAGATAAGGCCAAATGTCAAATCTACAAAGAGAGCATCTTAGAGCTCAATAAGCGATACTACGAGAAGTATATCGGCCTGGATGACCTAGAGTCGGCTTATCAGATGAAAGAACACGCGCTCAAGGCAATCACCACTTCTCAATATTACGAAGTGAATCAACGGATTAAGGCAGCTGAACGTGAGCAGAAACAACGGACTGCTTGGAGAGTTGAAGGGACGCTTCGAGAGTTCGCAAAGTTCGAGCCGGTCAATATCTGGTTCGGTTATCCAGTGCACACAGTTGATGAATCAGGCGTCCTAAATGATGTCGAGCCAGAGGATGCCCAACCGACCTGGAAGAAGAATTTCGACAAGAGAAAATCTCCTGATGAGAAGAAGGAAGAGCGCAAGCATTCGTTCGATACGGCTTATAGCGCACTCAATGATGGCATCGAGCCGGTCACGATTGACGGCCTGGCAGAGTACCTAGGTATCTCAGATAAGACAGTTAGACGTCGCGTAAAGGAAGCCGGAAGTTATAAAATTGAAGGTAATTCCGTTATTAAAATAGACTAGAAAAAACAAGCACGGACAAGACAAAATCGAGGACATTTTTCGAGGACGTCCTCGACGGACATTTTCGATTTTGTCCGTGTCCGAAGCTCGAAAATGGCCTTTGGACAAACTCGAGACATTTTCGATTTTGTCTCCGGGACAGACAGCTATACCCCTAAACAGGGGGTAAATAGGAAGTGTCCCTGGCTAGGTCCAAGGCAAGAACAGGAACAGGAACAGGGGGCTAAGGCTCCGCCCCCTGTAACCCTGTCCATGTCTGTCCTTGCCAAAGCGCGAGAAAAGAGAAAAAATTTTTGAGGTGAAAAAATTATGGCAAGACGTAAAAGATCAAAACGATTGGAAGTCGCGAAAAAAATGCCACGGCTTTATCACACCCTACCAGATGAAGGCTATGACCCAGAGAAGTCTGAAGTCCTCGAATGGTTAGGTGAGCAACACGAGATGATGGAGTGGCTGTTCGAGCAACTTCGGAATGCTGGCTATGTCGAATACGACCCAGAGACCGGTCTATGGAGTGGTATCGAATGCTAGAGTTCTTTATCCCACTTAAGAAAATTCCGACTGTCACTCACCAGCAAAAGAAAGCAGCAGTCAAAAACGGCAAGCCTTTCTTCTACGAGGACGAAAAGCTCAAGCAGGCAAGAGAGTTATTCATGGCCCATCTGTCGAATTATAAGCCTGATACAAAATTAGAGGGGGCTATTCGACTCACGACTAAGTGGCTATTCCCTCTAACAAAAGGCAAACGGAATGGTGAGTATAAAGTTACTAAGCCGGACACCGATAATCTCATCAAACTCTTTAAGGATTGCATGACGAAACTTGGCTATTGGCATGACGATGCTCAAGTCGCTAGCGATATCATCGAGAAGTTCCACAGTGAGGTGGTCGGGATCTATGTAAAAATTGAATCATTGGAGATGGGGACATGGACATGATAATTATCTTAGCTGCAATCACAGCATTCGTATCGCTAGGATTGCTGATATCGGATGTGCAATTCAAAGACAAGGAAGGTGACTAGTAATGAATAAATTAGATAAAACAATCGAAGTCTTAAACGACATAGTAACCGAGGACGACACCGAGGAAAAGGAAAGGCAGGAGGCTCTAGCATACCTAGAGTCGCTTAAACCGATAGTGCCTAACGAGATTGCTAATTGGTATAGCAATATAACATACTGGAGCGCGCCTATTGTCCTTAAAGCATACAACGATAAGGAAAGCGAAATGCCAGAAATTGTCCGACAGTGGATAGATAGACTAGGAGAAACTAGAAATATTGTCCTATATGACATATCGCGCTTTGGATATCGCGAGGAGAAAGTAAGCCGATTTGTAATTAAGACCGCTAGTAATATGTGTATGGCTAATAATTACTATGTCGTCAAAAAGGGAGATAAAGCATACCAGCTAACGACCGATATTAAAAACGCGACTAAATTTACGCTTGCCGAATTAAATCAAGTTCCTGAATCGCTTCAGATTGGCTGGACAATTAAGAAGGTCTATGTATGACAAACGAGCTATTAGCACTGGCGGCTATCCTGTCAACAGCTAGCTTGATTATATTGCTGCGGATCATACGCAAGCAAGCGGACATTATGTCATATCATAAGCCGGAGAGCACTTATCACGTAATTAGAATGGAGGTTGTCTAAGATGAAAAATAACGGTTGCGGTTGCCTTGCTATCTTGGTGGTGCTATTGATTTTTGCGCCACAACTATTTGCGCTAGTAGTCTTATTCCTTATCGTCATGGCACTGCTCAAGTACTTACTAAATTAAAGGGGAAGCTTAAAATGAGTAATATTACCGTATATTCCAAACCAAACTGCATGCAGTGCGAATTCACCAAGCGGTGGTTACATGGAAACGGCATTCCGTATACCTCCTATGACGTCACGAAAGACGAGTTAAGTTTGGATTATATCAAGCGCCTAGGCTATCAAAATCTACCTGTTGTGGTAGTGGACGATGGCGACAAGCACTGGTTCGGATTCCGACCAGATCTGTTAGAAGAATTGAAGGAGAGATAAAAATGGCTAGTTATAAAATTTGGTATTGCGAAAACTTTGAACAGTATACGTATTTGATGCAACGTCTTGAAGAGAGGGGTTGGATATGGGAAAATGATTATCTCCCTACAGCTTGGGCTCCTAGAATCACCATTGACTTAACAAAAGAACCTGTCTACATTTTAGGGAATATCGATTATAAGCGAATTACTTTTCATGGTTCGTTAGAGGAAACTGGGATAAAAGATATCGTCGTTCGTGTAAAGGTGCCTAAGGCTGATAAGGTGGATGAGGAAGCAAAGACTGAAGCCAATGTGATTCAGCCAGGGCATTATAATCAAGGTGACATGGACCTCTTCGAGATTTTCTATCATCAATACCCATTCAACGAATTCAGAACAGGTATGCGGATGATTGCTGCTCGTTACTATCACAGATACCCTGACAAGAACGGACTAGAAGATTACAACAAAGGTGACGAAGTGATGCGTCGCTTGCGTGAGTACGAGGAGCGAGAAAAACATGGCAGATAAGCTAGAAATGAAAATTCGTAAAGAGCATCGAGACTTCCTTAAGAGAAAGGCTCAACAGTACCGTAGACAAGCGATGAAGCACGCCTATGATAATCCTAAGCGGTATAATGAGCTGGTATACGAGGCTCGTCAATTCGACCTCTGTGCTGGGCTGATTTATAGCGAGGAGGATGATTGATGGAGCATCTGACTAAAGAACAGCTTACCGTCATCTCCCAAGCAGTTAAGTCTGAACTCGATAAGGACCAGAAACGTAAAGCTAAAGAGTTGAAAGATTACCGCTTACGGAATACAACGCTCTTAGTCAAAAACTATCGCATGCTACGAGTGCACTGCGATACAATCGTGGAAGATTTAGAAGTCTATGAGGATTCCGTCTATGATCCACAGGAGCTGACACTGAACACTCTGATGAAGTACAAGGCCCGGACAGCTAAAATGCTGGATTACTTCGATAGCATCTTCCGGGCCTATCACGAACTGGCTGAACGAGATACCGAAATGATGCTGAGACGATGGAAGACCGTCTTTCAGATGTATGTCGGGCCAGATAAGCACACTGCAGTCGATATGGCTGAATATTACGGTGTGGACGAGCGGACAGTATATCGCTATCTTAATAAAGCTTTCGATGAATTATCGACACTGCTATGGGGCATCACTTCATTCGATGATTTTGAATGATGGGTGTCAAAAAGGTGTCTTGAACCTGTCATCCTAAAGGTGATAGAATGATAGTGTGATAAATTGGAAGTTAGCCTACTTGATTCTAATTTGTCTTCCTTTTTCTTCAAGGAGAATTCCTGACGCAGAAAGCCGAGCTGACCATATCAGCTGGGCTTTTTGTTTTATAAATTTCGGAGGTGATGGAAAATGACGGAATTATCGCTTAAGCAAAAGAAATTCGCCGATGAGTACATCATCAGTGGTAATGCTACTAAATCGGCGATTGAAGCTGGTTATTCGAAGAAGACTGCTGAAAGTATCGGTAGTAGATTGTTGAGAAATGTTAAGGTTTCTGAATACATAAGCAAACGAACTCAAGAAGTCTTCGAAGAACGAGCAATGAGTGTCGCCGAGGCCTTGGCTATCTCTGCTAGCATTGCACGAGGTGAAATCCAGCAAGGGCAGACTAAGAAGAACGTGAAGGTATATGTTGGTGATCAGGTCGAAGAAGAGACCGTCACGGAAACTGTATATGAATTCACCCCGACGATTGAGGAAAGGCAACGGTCGCTAGATCATATTCTTAAGGTCAACGGAGCTTACCTGGACCGGAAAGAGATTGACGTCACCGGCATGGTTCAATTCATCGATGACATTGGAATCGGTGATGATGATGGCGAATAAGAAGCGACTGAGCGAGTTTATCCCAAAAGCTTTCCATTCAGTTTGGCGAGCGGCCTTTGACCCATCAAAGCTGCACGTTGTGTGTAAGGGTGGCCGTGGCTCCGGTAAGTCGTCTGACATCGCGCATATCATCGTTCAAATGATAATGCGATACGCGGTGAATGCAGTCTGCATCCGGAAGGTGGACCGTGACCTGCAAGAATCGGTATTCGAGCAAGTCATGTGGGCTATCGAGGAGCAGGGCGTGAGACACCTGTTCAAAATCAATAAGTCTCCGCTCAAGATAACTTATGTACCTCGTGGGAATCAGATTATCTTCCGAGGCTTGCAAGACCCGAACCGGCTCAAGTCCTTGAAGTCCAGCTCCTATCCTTATGCGATAGCATGGATTGAGGAGGTAGCCGAGTTTAAGACCGAGGAAGAAATCAAGATAGTAATTAACTCTATCGTTCGTGGCGAGCTGCCAGACGGTCTATTCTATAAGTTCTTCTACTCCTATAACCCACCGAAGCGCAAGCAAGCCTGGGTTAATAAGAAATACAATACAGCATTATTGCCGGCTAATACGTTCGTACACCACTCGACCTACCTGGACAACCCCTGGATAAGCCAGGCGTTTATCGAGGAAGCAGAGGCCACAAAGGAATGCTCACAACGCTCTTTCGATTGGGAGTATATGGGCGAGTCTGTCGGGTCAGGGGTATCGCCATTCGAGAACTTAGTCTTTACGACGATATCCGACGAGCTATACGCTACGTTTGATAATATCCGTCAAGGCGTAGACTTTGGTTACGCTAATGACCCACTAGCCTTTGTACGCTGGCACTACGACAAGAAGAAGCGCCGCATATATGCCATGGACGAACATTACGGCGTTAAGATTAGCAACCGAGCGCTAGCTGAGTGGCTAAAGAGCAAAGGCTACAACCAGGTTGAAATAACTGCGGATAGTGCCGAGCCAAAGTCCATAGATGAGTTAATCTATGAGCACGGCATATCGCGCGTCAGAGGTGCTAAAAAGGGGCCAGATAGCCGTGAGTACGGCGAACGCTGGCTCGATGATCTATACGAAATTATTATCGACCCAAAACGCACACCAAATCTCGCGAGAGAGTTTGAGTCTGCTGATTACGCAGTCGACCGAGACGGTAATCCTAAATCTAAACTAGAAGAAGTAAACGACCACACGATTGATGCCACAAGATACGCATTCGAAAACGACATGCGTCAACCTAGCATCTCGACCTCGTGGGATTAAGTAAAGGAGTGAAATAATGGCGAAATGGTTTGACTGGCTCAAGGAGCGAATGTTAATTGCACTTGATGTGGACGAAAAATCAATCTTAGAAATAGAGGTCAATCGTCACCTTGGTAGCGAACGGTATAGATTGCTGCACAAAGCGAATGAATACTATCGCAATCACACCGACATCGAGCGGAAGATGCAGGATGTGTCTTGGAAATCGAACAGTAGACTGCGTCTGGGGCTTTTTAGAAAACTGGTTGACCAAAAGGTCGGCTACCTGCTTTCGAAGGCGCCTAGCGTAATGTATGGCAATGATTCGGAAGAAGAATTGAAGGTCAAAGAGTTTATTGACGAGTTCTTCGACGAGCATTTCCTTCGCAATCTAAAGTCCGTAGGACGAGATGCTGTTATTAAGGGTGTGTCTTACGGCCTGGTCTATTATGACGAGGAAGGCTTACTTCGCATGACTAAGATTCCAGGCGAACAGGTGATTCCTTTTTATGCTGATGAGCGGCGAGAGGTCGTGGATGCTTTCTTGCGTATCTACAATCAAGAGGTCTACACCTTGCTAGGCAAGAAGCAAGAGATTCACGTTGAGTATTGGAATACCGAGGGCATCACTTATTACAAATGGGAATCAGGGCATTTGCAACCTAACAAAGCATATGACGGCATTCAGCCTCATTTTCGATACATGGATGAAACTGGACAGGTCCATAATTACAGCTGGGAACGAGTGCCGCTCATTGTATTCAAATACAACGAGAACGAGCAATCATTCTTGGACCAGGTAAAGTCTATCATCGACAACCTAGAGTTGCAGGCGTCGGTCAATGCCGACTTGCTAGCGGATATTCCGAAATTCATCTATGTGCTAAAGGGATACGGTGGAGAAAATCTAGAACAGTTCCTTAACAATCTCAACAAATACAAGATGATTAAGGTTCATGGTAACGGTGGGGTTGATAAACTCCAAGCAGACATTAACACCGAGGCCGTCGAATCAGAAATCGCACGTAGCCGTAAGATGTTATACGAGGCTGGTCGGGCTATCGATACTCAAGACGAGAACTTGGGCAACGCTAGTGGCCAGGCGCTTAAATGGCGATTTACGGACCTTGATTTAGATGCTAACGACTTCGAGAATGGTCTGCAGAGTGCGATTATTCATCTGATGTGGTTCGTGGTGAACCATATCAAGAACCGGACAGGATTTGTAGTGGATATGAAGTTATTCCATTACACCTTCAATCGAGATGTGATCACGAACGAGTCAGAGGCTATTCAAGACGCACAAAACTCTGTTGGCATCTTAGATGCTCGCACGATTCGAGAGCAGCATCCATGGTACACGCCTGAAGTTGAGGCACGACTGGAAGAAGAGAATAAGCAGAATACTGAAAAGCAGGACGATTATAATTTCAACGGCCATGGACACGACCACCCACCGGAAGAGGATACGAAGTCAAAAGAAAAGGAGTGATAATCGATGGCTAGCCACAACTACTGGCTGAAACGAGCGTCACTCCAAGACTCTCTCATGCGAGCAACCGAAGACGAAACGATTAAGCGAATCAATGACCAGCTAGCCATCTTGGAAGATGACCTGGTCAAAGAGATTCACACTTTCTATTCACGGTATGCTCAAGATAACCGGATGACCCAGGCCGACGCGATGAAGTACTTGACAGATGACGAACTGAAAGAATTTCAGAACGTCAACCTGGCGCGGTTCAGAGAAATGGCTTTAGATCCAAAGACTGACCCTGCGTTGTTAGATGCCTTGTCTTACCGTCACCGCATCTCTCGCAAGCAAGCGATGATTCACGAGATACAGCGCAAGACGAGGGAGGTTTATTCTAGCTCCGGTGCGATCTCAGCAACGGTCGGCAAAGGGCTTGCTAGTGGCTATATCAAGACCGCCACTCAGGTGGGTAAAGATATGGCAGAAGCTGGCATATTTTCTATCAAACCTGTTATCAAACTTAATGATGACCTGATTCTTCGCCGAATGTCGTCTAAGTGGTCTGGAAAAGAGTTCTCTAGCCGGGTATGGACCCAAGGGCAAGAACACTTTAATTCAATCCGAGAAACATTGGACAAAGCATTCACTGGTGGTTGGAGTCTCGACAAGACGGTCCTGGAACTTCGTAAACGGACAGGTGTAGCAAGACATAATGCAGAGCGCCTGGTCCGAACCGAAATGACTGCTTACAACACCATGGCAAACTATGACATGTACAAGGCGCTGGGAGCCAAGACCTACAAAATAGAGGCTATCCTGGACTCCAAGACGTCAGCTATTTGCCGACACCAAAACAACAAAGTCTATCTTATGGATGATTTTGCACCAGGCACCACCGCTCCGCCTTTTCATGTGCACTGTCGAAGCAAGATTATACCGACAACGTCTGAGGAAGAGTCCAAATTCTTGGAATCTCACGGCTATGGTTCGCCAGATGATTCTAGCAACGATGCAGACCATGACGACCAATCACCCTCTGGTCGTAAGCCAACACTTGACGAGGTCTTGCAGATGTATCTTGATAAAGCAAACGAACTGTCGATAAAGTATACAGGGAAACCTATCAATGATAAGGCGTTTTTCAACTCGATAAGCGACCCGGCTGCAGATTATTATGGCCCAGCAAAAGACTATAATCCAGAAAGACTGAAGAAAATACAAGATGAATTGAAGTCTATGGGTATAGCGTATAACGTTGTTTCTGATAGAGAGGTATATGGTTATTCGCCTGGCTTAATTCCTGGTCAACCTGGCACATTAGTTATCTCTAAATGGGCCAGTCTTAGTGCTTGGGAACATGAATTGCTCCACGGGATAGATGATTTTGAAGCAGGTTTTTCTGGCATGCGAATTTTCGGTGACCTAAACGAGGTCTGGCGAAGAGAAAAAAGAGCGTATGATCTTGAAATAAAGATGGCGAAACGCTTGCAAAACCAAGAATTAGTTGATAAACTAAAGCTAAATAAGACGAAAGAATGGAATCGCATTTTTAGAGAGAAGGGTTAGACATGACAACCATTGAAAAATTGAATAGCCCAGTAGTTCTCGAAAGAATCAATGGGATTTTTGATGTCGTTAAAAACAAAGATGTATCTGAGGAAGTTGTTGGGAGATTAGCTCTCATATCATCATCTCGTGAAGCTGTTATGGGCTGCTGTGAAGGGCATCTAGCAACAGCTGCTTTAGATGTCCTTGGTGTTATGAAGTATCAAGGTAATATTCCAGAAATCACTAGATTTATTAACAGCCAATTTACATGGTTAAGCACCTTTTAGAGGTGCTTTTTCTTTGCCCAAAAACGGAGGTGATCCAATATCTCGCAGACCAGCGTTACGGTCAACCGTCCTGAGCATGACGGCATAAACTGCTTATTTTTTATTTCTCCGGTGCCGTAACACCGAATAAAAACGAAGGGAAGATGTTTTATGAAGCGTGAAGAATTACGCGCTCTAGGCTTGACCGAAGAGCAGATTGAGAAAGTAATGGCCGAGCATGGCAAATCACTAACCGAGGTAAATGCTAAACTGTCCGCTGCAGAGGAGAGCAAAAAAGCATTGGAGACCCAGTTGGCGGCCCGCGACAAGGACATTAAAGAACTCAAAAAAGGCTCAGAAGACAATGCCGAATTAACTAAGAAGTACGAGGAACTAGAGTCCAAGTACAAACAAGAGAAAGCTGACTACGAACAGCAAATCAAGGACACTAATTTGAATCATGCAGTAGACCTGGCCCTTGCTGGCAAGGTGCATGACACCAACATTGTCCGTGGCTTGCTAGACCGTTCGAAGCTGACTCTCGATGACAAAGGCACACTTGGTGGCTTAGAAGAGCAGCTAAAGGGCCTGCAAGAATCTAAATCGTTCTTGTTCGTATCAGAGCCAAGTCCTGCTACTAAACAGGAACCGTCGTTCAGTGGAGCCACCCCGTCAGGCACAGGTGGAACAACTCCTTCAAGCGGGCAAGCGTTCATTGACGCATTCACCGCTGACCTGCCTACCACTAAATAATAAGAATTGAGGTAAAAATTTATGGCAATTAACTACGCAACAGACTATCAACAAGCCCTACAAGCACGATACGCGCAAAACGGCTTGTTATATACTCAAAAACTTTGGAATTCTCCAAGCAACGCTCTTTTGAAATGGGTTGGCCACAAGACAGTCAAAGTACCTAAATTGACTATCACAGAGGGCCGTCAAGACCGCGCACGTCGTACCATCACAAACGTAACTGCGAACTACGAGAACGAATGGGAAACTTACGAACTCACTAACGAACGTTACTGGAGTACATTAGTTGACCCATCAGACATCGACGAAACAAACTACGTATTGTCTATCGCGAACATCACTCGCACCTTCAACGACCAAGAGAAGATTCCAGAGATGGACAAATTTATGATTTCTAAACTCTTCAGTCGCAAGTCTGCTTTGGACACTCAGAAGAACCAAATCAAGGAAGTTGAATTGACCGAAGACAACTTCTTGGCAACGTTCGACGCTCTTATGGAACAAATGGACGAAGCTGGTGTGCCTGCAGAAGGTCGTGTATTGTATGTGACCCCTGCGGTGAAACGTATCATCAAGAACATCAAGCAATTCGGACGTACCGTAAACATCCATGGCCAAGGTCAAGTAATCGACCGTAGCATCGGTCGTTTAGACGACGTAACAATTGAGCCTGCTGTTCCTTCTGACCGTATGAAGACAGCCTTCAACTTTACCAAAGGCGCTAAAGCTGAGTCTACTGCTAAGCAAATCCAAATGTTCTTGATTCACATCCCATGTATGGCTGCACCGCAAAAGTATAGCTTCGTTGGGTTAGATCAACCGAATGCAGCAAACAGCGGCAACTTCTTGTACTACGAACAATCACACGACGACGTGTTACTCTTCAATGTTAAACACGAAGGGTTAGCATTCGTAACTAAGCCTTAGGAGGTAAATTATGGTTAAAGTTAGGAAAGAAAACCGAGTCCTGGACGTCTTCGAAGACGAAAAGGAAGTCTACAAAGCTAAAGGTTATGACGTCATCGACTCAGTGACCGGTGAGGTTTTGGAACACGCTACGGGCGGCCGTACATTCACGACAGAAGAGTACAATGCTATTTTGGTAGAGTTGGCTCAAGTCAAAAAAGAATTAGACGAAACCAAAGCAGCGTTAGAGTCAGCAACGAAAGGCAAGGGTGGTAAGAATGGAAAAGCTAGCGACCCTAAAGGCGCTGACGCAGAGACGCCTGAGGCTGAATAACAATCTAGATTTAGCAGAGAGCGAGCACCTGGACTACCTCTTAGAAGAGGTGGTCCGTAGGGTGCTCAATTATTGTAATTTGGATGTTATCCCAGACGAACTCGATTATACGATTGCCCGCATGACAGACTTGGCACTCAAGCAAGCACTCGGTCAACTAGACGGTGAAGCAAAAACTATCAAGGTTGGCGACACGTCTGTTAGTTTCGACGTCGACGCTGCGACCAAGGCACTTAACAATCTCATGGGAGATTTCGAAGGCGAGCTGAACGAGTTCCGCCGGGTGAGGTGGTAGCCATGGCTAAGATTAACAACGTGCTATCTAAGTCGCGTGGGGCTATCGAGTGGACTTACGATAAGCTCTTATCTGTCATGGAGCAGACGTCTTATCGTAAACCTAATGGCGCCACAGGCACTAAGTTTGGACCAGTACAAGGCAAGGCTAATATACCTTGCCGCGTATCGGCCCAGAGTCTTAACAATGCCAATATGGCCGAGGCTAATAAACTATCCATGGTAGAAAAGCTATTTTGTCAACCGGATATCGAAATCAAAGCCGGAAGCCAGCTATTGATTGGCGACGTTAAGTACACCGCTACAAACGAGCCTTTCGTTTATCCTACGCATCAGGAAGTGGTGATAGAGCGTGCCAGATGGGTATGATTATTCAGAAATTGAAGCATTCGGTAAGCGATTGGACAGAGCTCAAGAAATCATGGACGAACTTTTTCAAGAAGCTATAAAAGAGATTGCTTTGGACTTTCTCGTGATAGCGAAAGGAAGGACGCCTGAAAAAACCGGTTTGCTCAAAGATCGCTGGAGAATTGGCGAAATCCAAAAACAAGGCGACAGCTACACTATCGAAGTATTCGATAATACTGAGTACGCCAGCTTTGTAGAAAACGGACACCGAACCCGAAAAGGGAAAGGTAAAAAGAGTTCCCGTATTAACTCAAAAGCTTGGGTCGAGGGACGCTTCATGATGAAGCTGACCGAGGACGATATAGCGATTAAAATGCCGGGATATCTTAACAAACTATACGATAAATTAGCAGAGGAGCTGTTTAAGAACATTGAGTAACGCAAAGAGTCTCTTAATCGCTCAACTGCGCGAGCGATTTTCAGAAACGGAGGTATACGATGAGCCGGTTCAACAAGGCTTATCGTTACCTTGTTTTATTATTAACGCAAAAAAAGCCACTCACATGCGCCTGGTTGGCGACCAGATGCTAACCCATCTATTCCTATTCCTTACCTACTATCCGCGTCAGAGCGAGGATATGAGGGCGGAAATGGAAGGTGTTATGGCAGAGTTCTATTCTGGAGCGTGGAAGTATCTCCAAGGCAAACACCATATCCATAATTTGGACATGGAACACAACGATGAGGTGCTAACCATTAGCTTTTCTATCGACGTGTATCACGTCATGGCTAGCCCAGACGGCGCGAAAATGGATAGATTGGCCGGTGCGGTGGCTATCAATCAAGAGGGCGACAGCCCACAAATCAAAGGCCTGGAGCGCAAGCTCAAGGTCAAATAACCAATAAAGGAGTAATGATAAATGACGTGGACAACACAGAATAAGCGTCTGCCTGGCGCATACGTCAATTTTAAGGCTCGCAAAGAGCAAAAGGCCCTAGTGTCCGGTGAGGGTATTCCGGCCTTAATGTTGCAAGGTCAAACCTTAGCAGCGCCTGGCTTCCACACAGTGGCACAAGGCACAGACCTAGCTAAATTATTCGGCACGACTGCTAAGACTGGCTTGGTTGCTGAAGCATTGGCAGTGGCTAGCAAAGTCTTAGTCTATGTACCTGCTAGCACAGGCGGTACTAAGGCGACCGGTACGGAAGGTGGCTTGACAGTAACCGCGGTTAAGGAAGGGACAGAAGGCAACAAGTTAGTTGTCAACATTATCAACAACGGACCAAACGTGACCGTAACGACTGTCCTGGACAATGCTCAAGTTGATAGCCAAGACGTGCAAGTTAACCAGTTGCCAGCAGCTAACGACTATGTGACTTTCTCCGGCACTCTGCCTACTGGCGGTGGCGGTCAAGAGCAAATTCAACTGTCCGGTGGTGCTGACGGTTCTATCGACAATTCAGTTGATAAGTTTATCGCCGAGTTATCCAAGCAAGACTTCCGCGTTGTCGCCTACGGTACAGACACAGCCGACGACAAGAAGAAACTTGTAGCGGCAGTCAAAGAATGGCGTAACGAAGGTCGCGCTATCGTGGCGGTTATCAACAACTACGCTGAAGCGAACAATGAGGGGATTATCTCCGTTGACAATGGTGTAACGCTTGCCGACGGTACGAAGCTAACCTCTAAGGAGGCTATCTATCGAGTGGCTGCCTTATCTGCCACTGCCGGTTCTAAGAGCCTCACACACGCCGAATATATTGGAGCTATCGACTGCGACGCCAAGACACCGCAAGAAATTGCTCAAGCTATCGAAAAGGGCAACATTGTATTCCGAGTGTTCCGCGGTCGCGTACTGATTGCTCAAGATGTCAACACGCTTGTAACACCTGCGGACGGTCAGAACGACGACTTCAAGAAAAACAAGCTAGTGCGGACTATGGACATTATCGGCGAGGCTATCCAAGCGGTATTCGTCGAAAACTTCGTCGGTCAAGTAGTCAATGACATTGACGGGCGCGAGTTATTCAAACAACACTTGATTGTGCGAGTATTGGACCCACTCGTTGCACAAAGCGCCTTGACATATAGCGCGGACGACATCAAAGTAACCGAGGGCAGCCAGAAAGAGGCTATCTTGGTAACTCTTGGGGTCAAATTAGCCGATGCTATGGAGAAACTCTACGTGACAGTAGAAGTAAAATAGGAGGTAAACTATGCCAAATTTAATGAACCAAAACGACACTATCTCTTCTAAGGAAGGGACAGTGTTCGTTACCGTTGATGGTAAGAACATTCCATTCGCCGAGATTATCGAAATGGAAGCTAAGGTTGAGTTAAAAACAACCGACGTTACACCGCTCGGACAACGTATGACGAGCAAAAAGGTAACTGGAGCAGAGGGTACAGGGAGCGTTAAGTTCTACTATCAAAACCCAGCAATCCGCAATATCGTCGCAAACTACGTCAAAGAGGGTAAAATTCCAGAGGTGTCTATCAAGTATGCCAACGATGACCCTACTTCTCACGCTGGCAGAAACTCTGGTGTGTTGAAAGGCGTAATCTTCGAGAAAGCCTTACTATTCAAGGCCAGTGGCGAGAACAATGTCTTAGAAGATGAAACTGACTTCAGCTTCAACGACATCGAGATTTTAGAGACATTTAAGCAAGCCTAGACTAACCGAAAAAGGAGATAATCAATCATGACATCTATCAAGTCGTTCTTGAAGAAGAACAAGAAGAAAACCGAAAACATCAAACTGAAGCTAGAAAGCTTTGACGAGCATATCGAGCTTCGTATCATTTCTGGTCGCGAGTATGACGCTATCCAAGACAAGTGTTATGTCAATAAGCCTGGTCGCAAAGGACGACAAGAGCGCGTTCTAGACATGTCCAAGTTTAACAACCTGCTATGTAGTGCGTCCGTTGTCGTGCCAGACTTGCAAAATGCGGAGTTACAAGAGTCTTATGGTGTTCGCGGTGAACAGGACCTCTACGGTGAAATGTTCACTTTCGCGGATCACTTAAAAATCTTAGAGGCAATCTCTAACGCTAGTGGCCTAGATAACTTTGACGATTTGGTGGACGAGGCAAAAAACTAATTAGAGAGGACAGTGAGAGCGGACTGGCTCATGCTGCCCTCCATAAATTTCATGTATTGCCTAGTCGATGGGTGTCAATGAGCCGTGAGGAAAAAGCATTCCTCGCGGCTTCTTTGGTTATCTACGGTGAAAGTCTGGACGAACAAAGAAAAGACATCGAAAGAAAGAGGAGGTGAGTAAGTGGCCGGTATCAATACAGCGATTAGTCTTACGGACCGCATAACTGGGACACTCAACAAGGTAGCCAATACGCAAGAGCGCGTAGCTAGGACTGCTGAGAGAATGAACCAAAACACGCGAAGAATCGCACCAGCGCAAATCGAGATGGGTAACTCCGCTCAGACAGCTGGCGGTAAAGTCGCCAATATGTGGGCCAAGTTTAAAGGCTATGTCATTGCCCTGTTTGCTATACAGGCGGTCACTAGAGCGCTTAGAGCGCTATTCGGGGCCTCCGATACTTTTTCTAGTATCCAGGCCAGGTTAAACCTCATTAACGACGGTTCACAGACAACCGCTCAACTCAACGAAAAGATATACAGGACCGCGCAAAGGTCGCGAGCCGAGTATACAGCTATGGCTTCCTCTGTTGCCAAGCTAAACATGCTAACGAATGGCGTGTTCAAAAACAACGACGAGTCTATCCGCTTCTTGGAGTTGGTTAACAAGTCCTTTACGATTGCCGGGGCCAGTGCCGAGGAACAAAAGAGCGCCATGCTCCAATTAACCCAGGCCATGGCTAGCGGTCGCTTGCAAGGTGACGAGCTACGGTCTATCAGTGAAAACTCGCCAATGATTTTACAGGCCATTGAAAAGTACGCCGGTATTAGCCGAGCGGAGCTTAGAAAAATGGCCGCCGAGGGTAAGATAACCTCGGAGCTGATTAAGAACTCAATCTTTGCAGCGGCAGAGGACATTGAGAGCAAATTTTCCAAGGTCCCAATGACTATTGGGCAGGCTTGGACGACGTTCTTAAACTACCTTCAAATGAGATTGCAACCAGTATTTCAAATGCTCCAGGACGCTCTGCGGTCTGACGAGTTTAAGCAATTCGCTGCTGCTGCTACGGTAGCGATTGACGCGCTAGTTTGGAGTGTCATGTTCCTGGCCCAAATTCTTGGCATTGTTTGGAATACAGTAGTTAGCATTTACCAATTCTTTGCCAACAACTGGAGTACGATTGGACCGATTGTAACTGGTATCGCGGCTGCGCTAGCGGTCGTATATGGCTATATGCTAGCTATGCGGATAATCGAAACTATTCGCGCTGCTTGGGAAGCCTTGAATACAACCGTTAAGGTATTCAACATGTTAGTTGCGGCTAACCCTATCGTGGCTATCGGCTTAATCGTCATAGCAATTCTGATTGGTATTTCAGTCGCTACTATTGGCGTGGGCGAGACAGTCGAGTTGGTATTTGGCATTATCGGCGCCGCCTTGTATGGACTGGCAGCGATAGCCTTTAACATCTTTGTTGCTATCTGGAATATCGTTGCGACAGTAGTGGAAGCCATTGTCAATGCCTTTATTATGGGCGTGGACTTCATCAAAACCTTGTGGTGGGGCTTCCTGGTTATCATAGGCACGATAGCCGAGACGATTGCCAACATCTTTATTGACGTCATTAACTTCTTGCTTGAGAAGTGGAACGACTTCGGCCATGGTATGAACCAGCTCTGGTACAACATAGGCAAAGGCGTCGCGAAGATGGCTGAGGCTGCCGGCGGTGTCGTTGATGGTCTGATTAACGCTGTCCTTGGTGGTATCGAGGACATGATTAACAAGGCTATCGGTGGTATCAATAGCATGATAGAGGCTGTTAATAAGATTCCTGGCGTCAATATTGGCGCTCTAACCAATGTAACGCTTGGACGGTCTAATATTGCCGGTGCTGCTAAGGCATGGGGCGATAGCATGGCTGCGCCGGTCAAAGGAGCGGCTGCAAAGCTAGAACATATTCAAGGTCTAGCTAAAGGACTAGCCGGCGACAAGCCACAAAGCTCGCAATTATGGACCGCTCCAAGAGCCTCATTTGCTAACGTGGGGGACGCGGTTGCTGACGGTTATAATGCCGGCAAAGGCTTCGGTAAGGGCATCGTAAATGGCGTCCAAGGCATCTTGGACAAGGTAAACAATGCTATGAATATCGGCGCTCACAACCCACTTAACCCAGGTGACCCTAGTCTAGGTGGCTTCGGTGGAGCTACTCCATTCGACCCGTCAATGTTAGGCGGTGGAAATGGAAAAGGTCCTAAAGGCGGTAAGCTCGACAAGGTCGACGAGGTCGGCTTATCAGACGAGTACATGAAGCTGATTAAGGACGTGGCCGAGATGAAATGGCAACAGACCTTTGTCACTATCAAGCCAGAAATCGTCAATAATCTTGAGGTTAAAGACGATAGAGACACGCAAGACTTTATTGCGAAGTTCAACGACCAACTCTTAGACGCGGTCGAGAACCAAGCAAGCGGTCTGCTTCATAACTAAAGGAGGTAGACCATGAAGCTATACATTAAAGGAGAGGACGGGACGCTCTTTGAGTTGCCTGTCCTTCCTGAAGAAATCTCGGTTGACGAGAACCAAAAGATAGAGACCGTTGAGGTGTTGAGTGCCGGTGAAATCCCAATTCCTGGATACCAAAGCCTTGTAACGTTCTCTATCACGTCATTCTTACCAACCGTCAAGGACGGCAACTACATTTCCAATGGTGTCGACGCTTTGACGATCATTGATAAGCTACGGCGTTGGAAGAAGTCGAACACTCCGGTGAGGGTCGTCCTCACTGGTATGTTTGGCGCAAACATGAAGAACGCCAACGTCAACGAACTATACTTGATTACCGACTTTAAGACGTCCTCTTCGTTTGGTTATGAGACGGACATCAAGTACACCATCAAGTTTTTGGAGTGGAAGAAGCTAGCACCTCGTAAGCTCGAAGTGCCTAAGCCTAAGCCGACGGAGCCAGAGAAGAAACCGCCAGCAGTGGTAACTCCTCCGCAACCACAAAGACCGGCAACTACTCCACCTAAGCCGAAAGAGGCGCCTAAACGCTATCACACAGTGGTATGGGGCGATTGCCTATGGATGATAGCACGCAAGTATTATGGCGACGGTTCGCAATGGCGAAAAATCTATGAGGCGAATAAGTCCAAGATTAAGAATCCTCACTGGATCTATCCTGGGCAGGTGTTCTTAATTCCATGAGTGCACTAGAGAAAATCGCCTTAATCGTCCAAAACATCAATGGTGGCGACATCTACGACTTGGCGCCTGTCACTAAGACGGTCAACTGGAAGACCAAGCGTAAAGGAGCGCCAGCTAGCCTAGAAATAGAGCTAGTGACGGACATAGCCTTTGATTATGGCTCTGTTATCGTCTATCAGGCCGACTCGACTAACCTATTTGCTGGGAAGTTGTTTAAGGTCAAGCGCGGCAAGCAGAACCAAGTAACACTAGTCTTTTACGACCAGCTAAAGTATCTTCTCCGCAATAACTCTTATGTTATCAAGGACAAGACCATAGCAGACGTCGTTAAGATGATAGCCAATGACTACAACCTTGACATTGGTGCGCTCGTCGCTCCGACTTTAAAGTTACCAACGCTTCTCAAAGAAGATAAGTCGGCAATCGACATTATTCAAGAGTGCCAAGACCAGATTATAATCAGCACCGGTCGCATGACCGTATTCTGGGATGACGTGGGCAAGCTAAGACTCGACATGCCAGAAAACATGCGGATACGGACCGTCCTAGCCGACGCTTCGATTATCTCCGACTTTTCCTGGGAGGGTTCGATTGAGGACTCTGCAAACTTGGTTAAACTTGTCCAAGAGAACAAGCAAGCAGGGCGTCGTGACGTCTATATCCAATACGACTCAAACTTGCAAAAAAAATGGGGGATTCTCCAGTTTTACAAGAAAGTCGACGAAAAGATGAACGAGGCACAAATCAAGCAAATGGCCGAAATGTACCTCAAGCTAAAGTCCAAGCCAAGCGAGACGGTCACACTATCGTTCTCTGTTGGCGACTATGACTTTAGAGCCGGCAGAGCGGTCTATGTGGACGTCAAAGAAATCAATCTACATGGTTGGTATCTCTTGGACGAGGTAAACCACAAGGTCGATGCTACCGGCCACAGTATGGAGTGCAAATTGTTTATTCCGAGAGAGGGGGCTAGCTAATGGCAGATTTTGATATCGAGCTTATTAAGAAACTCATTGAAAAAACTATCGCCAATATGCAGCCGGCGACAATGGCAACTGGGACGGTTGTTAGTATCAATCCTCCGAAGATAGCTATCGACAACAAGAACAATCTTGTTATACCGGAAGAACTCTTTACGATCACTTGGGGAGGTAAGCTAACCTCCGAATACTTGAACAAGAAGGTATTCATGTTCAGGCAAGATGGAGGGGGCCATTACTATGTCTTTAGCGGTGGTTATGAGTATCAGAAGATAGGCCAGACGCTCTACGGTAACCTAGGGACGACGGTCAACTTTGATGTTCCGGACCGCCTCAAGTTTATGGAGCAGATGATTCGTTTATGCGTTAAGTACGCGCGGAACCTAAAGGCGTCCGTTTCGATTGCTCAAGCCATGTTAGAGAGTGGCCTAAGCCCAACGAACAAAGGTAGTGGCCTAGCACTCAAGTACAATAACTGGTTCGGCATCAAGGCCGGCAGTTCTTGGACAGGCAAAGTGACGACCCTGTCTACTCAAGAGGACAATGGCGGTGGTGGCCTGTATACGATACAAGCCGGTTTCCGTTGGTACGATTCAATGGAAGATTCTGTCAAGGACCACGAGGCTATTTTCGATTCCTCATGGGCCAAGAGCCACTATGCGAGGGTCCTATCCGCTACGACCGCGGAGGCTCAATGCTATGGCTTACAAGGGACCTATGCGACCGACACTGCCTATGCCGGTAAGTTGATTAGGATAATTAACTCCTACGACCTTAAAAAGTTTGACGACCTCAAGCCAGCAAGTGCCACGGGCACAAACGAAAAGCTAGAGGCTATGATTGCTTGGTTCCAGTCTAAGCTAGGCAAGGTGTCTTACTCCATGGCCGCTCGTGGTGGCCCGTACTCCTATGATTGCTCTAGCGCGGTCTTTAGTGCCATGAAACATGCCGGTATCGTGCCGGCCGGTACGCCATTAGGCTCGACCGAAACGTTATTCGGTATGAGAGGGCGACTACTCAGGGAAATTAGCCGGTCAGAGGTCCGCCGAGGCGATATCTTCGTCTCCGGCGTACCTGGTTATTCTTCCTATGCCGCCGGTCATACTGGCGTATTTATAGACAATCAGAGAATTATCCACTGCACCTACTCGAAGAACGGTATTGCAATCACGCCGGCCGCCGGTTGGATGGGTTCGCCACCTCATTATTACCGGCTTCAAATTTAGGAGGTGCAACATGACAAATGACATTAACCGATTGCTTAGTCAAGTGACCGAAGTAATCAATGAAAAGCCAATAGAACCGTCGCTTACGCTCGACGAGACGAATATCTTTAGAGAATTGGACGGTTTGGAGGCTTTACAGCAAACAATCAATCATATCTTAACCACAGAGCGGTATTCGCTATCTATCTATGATCATAGATATGGCGTCGAGTTCGACCAGTACATTGGACAGCCAATGGACTTTGTAAAGGCGGACATCAATCGCTCAATCAAAGAAGCGCTTATGGAGGACGACCGAATTAACGACGTCCATAGCTTTGAACATGAAGTCCAAGGCGCTGAGTTACACGTCTCTTTTGTGGTTGAGAGCAAACTAGGAACATTGAACGGGGAGGTGCAATTTGCTAAAGATTAAGACTTATGACGACATCATGGCGGACGTCCTCGGCAGATTTCCGGATAAATTCGACAAGCGCCAAGGCTCCACGCTTTGGAACCTATGCGCTCCTCTAGCACAAGAACTAGCTATTCAGTACGCGCAATTAGAGGACATGGAGCGCCAGTTCTTTCTGGATACCTCGGAGGGCGACTTCTTGACACGTCTAGCGGCCCAGTTTGGCGTGACTCGCTTGCCAGCTACATCGGCCATTAGAGAGGTTCACTTCCAAGAATCAGTGCCGATTGGGACGCGGTTTTCGGTGGTGGATAGCACGCACAACTTCCGTGTCTTAGAGCACAAGCCAAGCGGCGAGTACCTGCTCATTGCAGAAACGCCGGGCAAGGAGGCTAATAGCGTGGATGGGTCGCTTATCAACATTGACGTCCTCCAGGAGTTCTCCGGCGCCATTCTTGGTAACGTGGTAGTTCCAGGTGAGGATATCGAGAGCGACGACGCTTTGAGAGTACGAGCTACTAAGTATATTAAGACGCCAACGCTTAACGGTAACCTGGCTCAATACGAAAAGTGGGCCGACGAGTTCGAGGGGGTCGGCTCCGTATTTATGCAGCCGCTACATGCCGGTCCTAATACACTGAAGCTGTCCATTACGAATGCCAATGGTGAAGAGGCTAGCCCAGAATTGGTTAAGAGGTTCCAGGACTTTTTGGACCCAGAACCCAAAGGCCATGGCAAAGGTGTTGCACCAATCGGCGCCTATGTAACCGTTGAGTCAGTCGCTGGTCTTGGCGTTCGTATTGTTGCGGACATCAAGATTAGAGATGATGCGGACATTGAGGCTATCCGAGGGGCTGCACGTAAGGCGTTAGCCGAGTACCTCAAGACCGAGGCATTTCAAGAAAAAGAACTTCGCCATTACAAGATTGCGACCATTATTGACCGCTTAGACGGAGTTAAGGACGTCGACAATCTGACCATCAACGGTTCTAATACCTCAGTCGAATTACAAGCCGAAATCTTGCCGAAATTAAGCGAGGTGGTCCTCAATGTCGGATAGCAAACTTGTCAAGGATAGGATGCTAAACGCTAGTCCTATCCGAGATTCTAAAGTGGAGGCTCTTATCATGGCTCAAGTGCCAGAAGCGGAGCTTATCACTGACATAATTGAGGCCGAGCAGACGCTCTTATTTCTGCCATATGCAGACGAGGGCCATATTGCTCGTTGGGAGGCCTCGCTTGGCATGAAAGCCGTATCTATCGACCTTGAGGAACGACGCCGGTATCTAATGACGATTATCGGCTCGAAGCTAAAGGTATCGACAGACACGCTATCCGAACTATCCAAACGGTTTACAGGCGTTCAGTCGCTTGTGACCGTTGAGGGTTCGAATATCAAGATACGGTTCCTGGGCGAACTGCCAAAGGTATCGCTTAACCGATTCACTAACTACATTAAGACCATGGTGCCGGCCCATTTAGGCGTTGGCATGAATGTCGAGGCTCCAATGCAGAGCCATGTATACACGTATGCTAGCGTGCCAAGCCACAATAGCACGCTTAAACTTTAAGAGAGGAGCCAATCAATGAGTAAATACTTTATTCAACCGGTCATTACAAAGGCCGGAAATGACGAGCTTGCGGCCGCTATCGGCAGCAACTCGCCTATCACATTTACGCGTGTCGTCCTTGGCTCTGGACGCCACACAGGCGACCTAAAGACTATTACCAATGTCAAGACACCGGCTATTACTCTGCCGGCCTTGCAGTCGGTATTAGCAGGGGCTACTGGCTTCCATGTCTTGGGTCGCTTGGACAACTCCAATGTCACTGCCGAGACTACCGTAACCGAAATCGGCGTCTTTGCTAAGGTTGGGTCACGCGCGGAAGTGCTCTATATGTATACGAGCGCCGAATCCGGAGACCTTATTCCGCCACGTCGTGAGGCTATCCTGGTCCGAGACTACGAGTTCGACGTTCGTATCGCCGACAATGGACAGCTAACAGTCCAGTACTCTAACGACACACAGACCATTTACGCCAAGCGCGGCGAATTAGACGCGGTAAGAGCCAAGGTTGACGAAGTAGCCAAGGCGTCTTATGGCAAGGCAGAGGGCCAGGCTGCGGCAGCTAAAGCCGAGAGTGTAGGCCAAGACCTAGCGACCCACAAAGGCGACAAGTCTAACCCTCATGGCGTGACTAAAACGCAAGTAGGGTTAGGCAACGTGGACAACGTAAAACAGGCTAGCAAAGCCGAGTTTGACAGCCATGTTCTTAGTGCCGGTATACACGTCACGACCTCGGATAAGGCTTTTTGGAATAGCAAGGCCAATGGAGCAGACCTTGACGGCCATACCAGCAACAAGAACAACCCTCACGAGGTCACTAAGTCGCAAGTGGGGCTATCTAATGTCGATAACGTAAAACAGGCTAGCAAGACTGAATTTGACGCTCACGCCGGCGATAACAACCGCCACGTGACGTCTGCCGAAAAGGCGAATTGGAATAGTAAGGCTAGCGGCATACACTCGCACCCTACTAACCAAATTGTCGGATTAGACCAAAAGCTCGTAGGCTACGATGGCCACGTTGGCAACAAAAACAACCCTCATGGCGTGACCAAGGCTCATGTGGGCCTGGGTAATGTGGCGAACGTCGAACAAGCGTCTAAAGTGGACTTTAACGCCCTCAAGGCTAACTATGACCGTGAGGTTGGTTCACTCAATCGATACCGTATCAACAATGGTGGTGCTGCCAGATACGAGTGTCCGAAAGGAACTGATCTAGGCGCGTTTCTCAAAGGTTCGACCATCCCTGTTGGTCTATATGTCATTAAGGACCTCAACACGAACCGCTATCTGCGAGTAGTGAAGCAAGACGCATCTAACATCTATTGTGACTCCATCATGGGAGAGGGTCATTACATCTACGTGATCCACAACAACCAGGTGCTAGGCTGGCAGCAAGACGGACCGGTTTCAGGTGAAAACAGCAATGGCTATTGGACCAAGTTCCCAGACGGGACCTTGATTTGTTGGGGCCTTCCTCGTATTGATTATGGCGGTACGGTCTACTCACCAATCAGTACGATTACCTTCCCTGTGGCATTCGTAAAGCATCCAGGGATAAGCGTCAACGTCTATCTTTCGCCAGCGTCTGAGTCGTATAAGCGACTGCCAGGCGTAAACTTGGTAGACCAGAATTATAGGAACTTTAGCTTTACAGTCGGCGATAACTCCGGCGGTCGTGCCGGGTCTTACATGTGGGCCTACTGGATTGCTGTTGGGAGGTGGAAATAATGAAGATTAGATTTACCGAGCAAATCGGCAACGGCGAGCGCGTTAGCTATGCTATCAATAATAGCAACGTGCTAAAGATTGTCATTGAGTTACCAGAACAAGAGCCAAGTGTCCAATTTATTGATTTATCCAAGTTGGACCTGGAAAACAACTGGTATTGCTCCGACTTGATTCAATCAGTCGAAAAGGTCGGCGACGATATCGGCGTTGTACTTGTCCATATCATGGCCGAAACGGACCCACCGCTTGATAAAGCCATGACGGAATGGCACGAAGCTAAGACGTCAGAATTCGTTATCGACCAGCATGTTAAAGAATTACAAGGACAGACCCAGGGTACGGAGGAGAGCCAAAGCGCCGGCCTCGTTACCGTCGAAGAAATGGAACGGCGCATTACAGTAGCAGTTGCTCGTGCTTCTAAAGAAATTTATGAGACGGTCAACTCTATGCTTGGAGAGGGTCCTGGCCATGAAGAAACTACTTAGGCCCATCTCCCTAATTATTTCTGCCTATTTAATTGGAAAGGGGGTGAAAACAATGGCTAAACCACACAAAAAGTTCCGCTTCACAGCAGACAGTCCTATCGTCAAAGGTTGGATTTTCTTAATCCAATCAGGTCAAGCAACGCTTGAAGACGTGCCGGACATGCTTAACTTGATTGAGTTAGTGGCTTCTATCCTTAAATTGGAAGAAGTTAACGAGCCAGGTCAAGAACAAGGTACAGAGGCTCCACAGCCTAACATCTAATTATTAAGGGGCCTATATGGCCCCTTTTAATTTTTAAGGAAGTGAGTTAATGGATGAAAATGACAGAGCTAACCGCGCTCATTGGGGCGTGTATGGCGGCTCTAAAAGTTATTTGGGATATGGTTCAATCTAATCGGAACCTATCCAATCAAATATCAGAAGTTTTAAAGCGTATGAGTACGCTAGAGTCAAACCAACAAGAATTACATCGAGTCGGACAGGCTAATAGCTTAGGTAATCGCAATCTTACGAGATATCGTATTAGACAGGAGATGCTAAAGGCGATTCGCCAAGGTTATGAGACCTACGATAACTTCCAGGAGGTCGTGAATCTAGTCGATGGATATCACGCCGCAGGAGGGAACGGAGCAATCGACGCCTTGTTTGACGAGTATAAAAACTTACCTAGGAAGGAAGCGTGAAAATTATGAACATCAACTTGAAATTACGTCTACAACACAAATCATTTTGGGTCGCATTGGTCGGCCTAGTTGTCTTATTAAGCCAGCAATTAGGCGTTAAGATTTTCCCAGACAACATCGCAGACATCACGAACACAGTCCTTGCAATTGGCGTGTTAGTTGGCGTCATCAACGACCCAACGACAGCTGGGCTCGGTGACAGCGCTCAAGCGTTAGAATACACAGCTCCAAAAGAGTCCTAGAAAGGGGTGAGACCGTATGTTAAAATACGGTAATTACACGCTCTCGGATGACTTGATTAGCAAGATGCAGAAAGTTGCTCGGCACTATGATTTGGTGCCGAGCTTCGTTATTTGCCAGCTCTGTCACGAGACAGCGTGGGGCCAGCATCCTAACTCTATCTCGGCACGAGAGGATAACAACTGGGGTGGCATGACTTGGGGTTACGATGACCTCAATCCTAAGACTCGTAAGAGTGGCGTCCAAGTTACGCCAGGGCGTAATCGCCCGGCCGTAGAAGGTGGGTATTATATCCATTATGCCACTGTCGAGGACTTCTTTAAGGACTACGGTTATCTGCTACGCAATGGTGGCTTCTACAAGACATCTGGAGCCAAGACACTGTGGGACTATGCACGAGGGCTATTCCGTCTTGGCGGTGCTCAGTACGACTATGCCGGCGATGGCAGTAATTCAGAAAGAGTATTTAACTCTTACTACAATTCAATGAAAACTATCCATGACGCACTCAATTCAGATGGTGCATTGGATAGAATCGATAAGGGGGAATCTAGCAATATGGCTGGACTACAATCATTATTTAGCATTGCTCGTTCATACGTCGGCGAGCAAATGTATGGCTCCGGACATCGCCGTATCGTAGACACTTACAACGGTCAAAATCCGTTGCCGGTTGGCTACAAGCTCAAAATTGACGATGACTGGTGTGCTGCATTCGTGACAGCAATGTCTATCTTATCTGGTAACTACGATCTGACCGGTGGTGAGTGTGGCGTCGAGCGATTTGTTCGGGATGTATTCCAAAAGAAAGGAATCTGGCTTGGCAAGGTGCGCCCACAAGCAGGCGACATCATCATCTTCGACTGGGACGCGAACTATTGGGCTGACCATATCGGTTATGTTGAAAGCGTATCGGGCGATACAGTCAACACAATAGAAGGTAACTCTGGCAGTCCTAGTGCTGTCCGACGGCAATCTTACACATGGAACATGTGGCAGATTAAAGGCTATGCTAGACCTAAATGGGACGATGCTAGCCCTGCTCCATTATCTGGTGGCGGAAAATCAATCGATGCTATCGCTCAAGAGGTGCTAACTGGGGCCTGGGGCAATGGCGATGACCGTCGCAATCGCCTGACTGCTGCCGGATATGACTACACAGAGGTCCAAGCAAAGATTAACGCTATCCTCAACGGCGATTCTGCTCCAGCTCGTAAAGAGGGGTGGAATCAAGATGACACTGGTTGGTGGTATGTCGTTGATGGCGAGTATCTCAAATCCGAGTGGCGTAAGATTGGTGACTACTGGTACCTATTCGACCGCCATGGCTATGCTTATTGCAATGGCTGGGGCCTAGATGGTGATAAGTGGTATTATTTCGATGAGAATTGCCACATGGTTACTGGCTGGGTACAGTACAAAGACAAATGGTACCACTTGGAAGACGAGGGAGAAATGTCATCTAAAGAGTACGTCAAAGGCTTTGATGGCCGATTGTACTATGTTACCGAGGAAGGCTCAATGCTTGAGTCTACTGACATCGCAGTACATGAGGACGGTAGTCTTTACGAGGTATCAACAGGCAAGCCAATCGGCACATTCTAG